AGCGAAACCCGCGTTTCTGAGGCACTCTACGGAGCTGTATCTGGCAAGAAACACAAAGAGCTGATCGCAACGGAATTGGGGATAAAATTGCCCACAAAGACCAGAAGGCAGTGAGCCCAGGCTCGAATTTAAAGGGTGTGACAATCAGTGCAGGTCAGATTGTTTGATTCGGACAAAGTCGGTTCCGGCCAGCGGGAAATACTGATTCCCGCGCGTCCGGTTTTGTCGGAACTGAAACGCATGCACCGGCGCCTGCACAACCTGGAGCGCAACCTATTGGTGCTGGAGCAGGTGATCCGGGAGGCCGGCGCCGGCCAGCAAAGCCGCCATCCCGGCTTCGATCCGGAAGCACTGGTCTACCTGGAGTCGTTGTACGCGGACAATCCGGGATGGAAGACGGCGCAGTTGGTCCGGGCGCTGCAGAGCGAAGCGGCCACCCAGGGCTGGCGGATCGGGGTGTATCAGACGATCTACCGGGCGGTGCGCAAACTCCGGCAAGGTAAGCGGCTGTATGTTCCCCCGCCGGAAGGGGGGTGAGGCGGAACGGCGGTGAACCAGCGGAGTTGTGAGAATGGCCGTTACTGACTCTAAGGGGAGGGGGTTCGGGGAGATTACCTGGGACGAGCTAAGGAAACTCTGCATTTTCTCCCGGTTTGTGCGTGGGTTTCTTCGACAACGAAATCACCTCCTTAGAAGTAATTATACATGTTTTTCGGGGGAATGCGGATGAAAATTCCTCAACATGTAAGAATTGGCGGTCATTTATTTCAGGTGTCTATAGTGGAGATTGTCAACAAACATGTTCCGAGGCGGGCAGAGATAGATCATTTGGAAAACAAGATACGAATTGATGGTGCTATGAGTCACAGCCGCCAGGAACAATCACTGCTTCACGAGATACTGCACGAAATCGACCAACAATGCGCAATCGGGTTGGATGAGGACGCTGTGGCCCGACTGGCTGAAAGCCTCTACGCAGCAATTAAAATCAACAAATTGCACTTCGGGCTAGAAGACTAATCAGGCACTTACCTGCAGAGAGGAGGGTTATGGGTGCAACCGACAGCGCGGGAGACGTGGCTGACCACCAGCCAGGCGGCGGAGCTTGAAGGGATCTCTCGCCAGGCTGCGCACTCTAGGGCGAAGACTGGTACCTGGACAGTGAAAACCGAAAGGGCTGGTCGGGGCGGCAACGGCGGCCAGCGCTATCTGATTGCACTCTCCTCTCTCTCTGTGGTGGCGCGGCAGCGCTGGTATGAGCGGTACGCTAAAGAGGCCGAGCGGGAAGCCGCGGCCGGCCGGACGTCGGCGCCGGCGGAAGAACCGGAAAGTCCGGATCAGCCGAAATCGGTGCCGGCACCGGCGGAAGAACCGGAAAGTCAGAACCGGCCGGAATCGGTGCCGGCACCGGCTTCCCCGGCGGCCCGGCCGGTGAACCTGGCCGAGGTCAAGGCGCTCGTGGGCGAAGAGCGTTTCCAGCAGTTGCTGGCGGCAGCGGAGATCAAGGCCGAAGCGGCACGGGGGTTACTGGCGGTGGACATGCGCGGCCAGAAGAAGCAGGCGGCGATGGAGATCGCCGCGCGGCATGGTGTTACCTGGCAAACGGTCTACCGCTGGACGGACACATATCAGGAAGCGGGGACGGTGGGACTTATGGAGGTACCCCCGAGGCTGCACGTGGGCACCGTCCGCCGGTCGGTGCCGGCGGAAGTGGAAGAGTACGCCTGGGTTACCCACCTCCGGCGCGACCGGCCGGGGCGGGGCACGCTCAAGGTCAGCAAAGTGTATGACAAGTGCGTGAAGTTCTGCGATCAACAGGGGATCAAGGCTCCCAGCCGGGCGACTATTTACCGCCTCATAGGTGAAAAACGCGAAGAGGACCAGGGTTTGATTTGCCTGATCGAGGAAGGCGAAGAGGAATACAACAAGAGGTTTGCCGAGAAGGTCATCCGCAAGGAGCCGGACTTTGTGAACCAAGTGTGGATGGGCGACCACCGGCGAATGGACTTCTTTATCATCTACAACGGCCGGCCGGTACGACCCTGGTTGACGAGCTGGATGGATGTCTGTTCCCGGGTGATCGTGGGCTGGTCCCTCTCCGTGCAGGCGAACGGCCGGACCATTGCTCTGGCCTTGCGCCACGGTATCTGGCACAAACGGCTGCCGCGCTGGGGCCGGGAGATCAGCCCGGCCTTGCGGATGCATCTGGACAGCCTGGACTGGGATGAAATCAACGGCTACGCTGGCCAGGAGTTGCCTTTTAGTGGGCTGCCAGCGGTGCTGTACATAGATAACGGCGAGGATTACAAGTCCAAGCTGAAGACCGGTACTGCACATCCAGGCTTTGAGTATTCTCGCGAAGTACGCGGCGTCTGCGAGTCGCTGGGCATCAAACCCCAATTCTGCACAAAGTATTCGCCCTGGGCCAAAGCGCATATGGAGCGCTGGTACGGTACGCTGGCAAACCAGTTTGACCGCGACCTGCCGAGTTACTGCGGCAAAGATAACAAGAACCGGCCGCACGATCTTGATGAGCAAACAATGGCGGCACGTGGTGAATTGCTTGATGTTGAGGAAGCGGCCTTTTTGCTTGAGATGTATATCCACCGGTACCACAACGCAGTACACAGCACTCTGGGAATGACCCCGGCCCAAAAATACGAATCCACGCCGAAGGCCCGGGCCGGGATGCCGGAGTTGCGTGCTCTGGACATCTGCCTGATGGATGCTGAGAAGGCTACCGTTTCTGCCAGCGGCATTCAGCGGTTCGGTATCCGGGGGCGGCCGCGCTACTACAAGCACGAACTGCTGATGGACAAGTACGTGGGCCGGAAGGTGGTCATCCGCTACGATCCCAACCGTCTCGGGGAGATACGGGTCTTTGACCCGAAGACCGGCCGCGAGATCTGCACGGCGACCAACGCGGAACTCTTTTGCTGGGATGCGTCCAAAGACGACATCGCGGCGATCCGCAAGGCGAACGCCGCCCGGAAGAAGGACTTGAAACGGCGGCTTAAGGAGTCCGGGAAGCAAAGCGTCGAGGCGGTGGCCAGGGCGCGCCAGGCGGCCGGGCCAGCGATGACCAGCGGCGAAATCGACGGCGACAAGAAGCCCGGCACTCGCTACATCACGGGGTTCGAACGCGGCGCGGCCAATGCGCCAAGGACTGAGGGCGGGCAGCCGCCGGCCGGCGCCGGAGAGGCCAAGGCGGCCCGGAAGAAGGCGCCCGGAAGCCGGTTCGATGACTTCTTGCGCAAGGCGGGCAGTGAAATCTAGTAGGTTCCAAATTCTATCAGAGGGGGAGTTGTTGTGGGTCAGGCGCTGGAGCAAGCCGTATTGGAGATCCATCAGCAGCAGGATGGTTGGAGTCCGGAGCGGCGGTTGCTGCACAAGGTCGTCAAAGAAGAGGGCACCAGCGTGGCGGACGTCGCCCGGGCCATCGGCAAGCACCGGAGCGCCGTAAGTCTGTACCTGAACGGCAAATACTCAAGCACACGCACACTGGAGCCTCTCATCCGGGATTATCTCAAAAGCACTGGCTATTGGCAAGAGGGCGATAGCGCTATCGCTATGGATGGGACGGTTGACGGCGAGACGGCGCCGGCGCCGGACAAGGTCCCGGCGGATGGTTGGATGAGGTCAATCCGCGAGCTGGGGCCGGTGCCCACGCGGGACATGGAACGCATCTGGGGCGTATGCAAGAAGTGCCACGACTCTGTTGAGATGGGCGTCATCACCGGCGACCCAGGCGCGGGCAAGAGCTTCGCGCTTGAGGAGTATGAGAAGCGGGCCGCCGTGCCGATGGTGTGTATCACGTGCGACACCACCAGCACGAAGCGGAGCATCCTGGCGGATACGGCGGAGGCACTGGGCTTGAAGGATTACGGTTCCTCGGCCATACTACTGAAGCGGATCGTTAAAAGCCTGAAGCAAAAACCCCGCCTCCTGGTCTATGACGAGGCGGATCTGATGAAGAATGACGTCGTGCTGGAGACGGTGCGGGCGATCTACGACAAGGCCCGGGTGGGCGTGGTGCTGGTCGGCAATGAGGTGCTGGCGGAAAAGATCCTCCTCTATGCCGAGGACCGGCCGGAAATGGCCCGGCTGCGCGACCGCATCGGGTATTACGTGCGCTTAAGCGGTCTGAGCAACGAGGAAGCGCATGTGTTCCTGGCGCGGATCAACGTGACGCCGGCGGCTATGCGGCTGCTGTGCGACACCGGCGCCAAGCGCGGTATTCGCCAGTTGGTTAAGGCCTTGGGCCGGCTGCTGGACGTGACCGGCGGCGCTCAGATCACCGAGGACCTGGTCGAAGAGCTGGGCCAGATCGTGCTGAGTTTCAAGGCGTAGATGCCGAAACCCTCGGCGCAAGGGGTGATTGGCAATGGAGAAGGCGGTCCGGGATTGGATAGAGGCAAACTTCCATTTGGATGCGATCAGGATCGAGAACTTCCCGTTGTTGCCGGCCGGACGGCTGATCACCGACCGGGCGGGGCAAAGCATGGTGGTGTACTGGGACATAGCGCGGGAGCGCGTGGCCATGATCCTGCCGAATTAACGCCGAAACCCCGGGTTCAGCCCGGGGTCGTGACGGGGGTGGCTCCCCCGCACCTGATGGCCGCGCATAGCGCGGGCCGGGAAACCGGTGGCAAGCCGAGAGGAGGAATCGCATGTCTCACATGATCCTAAAGCGCAAGTCCTACAAGTTGGACGGTCAGATCATCCGGGCCGCGCTGACGGCTCGGACGGATGAGTTCCTGGAGCGTGCTGGGCGCGGACTCATCGAGGACAAGCTGAGCTGGCTGGGCTGGGCCGTGGTTGTCTTGGCCGGCCTAATGCTGGCCGGACAGGTGATCAGATGGGCGGTGATGTAGGTGCTGTACGGCGAAGCATGGGAAATCTTGCAGGTATATGCCCCGGATGCCTTGCCCCTCTTCGTTAACCGGTGGCAGCGATGGCCTGACGAACGGGCGGCTAGGGAGATCATCCGGGTGATTGACCGAAACATCCCGGGCTTTCAGCGGCTGGACATTCCGGAAGCCGTGGATATGCTTCAAGCGGTTCGGGCCGCCATTATCAAGCGGGCGGCGATAGTGGAGGCCGGTTTTGATGCATTCAACTGACTGCTTCGCGTGCGGCCGGCCCCTCGGCCTGCCGTGGTCGGTGGGCAGGACGATTTATCACCTATGCTTGGTCTGTTGGGTGATGCACCTGGTGCGCAATCAGCAGGCGGTGGCACTGGGCAAGGCCCGGGCCGGCGAGATCGTTGTGATTCGCCACCGGCACCGGGGCCGGGTGATCGTCAAGGTGCTCTGCAGCGATCCGGACAAGCTCCGGAGCTGGGGGCGGACAAACGGGATACCGGAATCTTGGATGCACGTGAGCAGGACCGGCCTCCCCCACTTTGATCTGTGGGGGCGGGCGGCGGAGCGGATTGTGAGGTGAGATTTGATGCCCGAGCAAAACCTGCGGGCCTGGGTGGTAACGGATGCTGTCGGCAGCCAAGTGGTCTTCGCTCCGACGCGCGACGAGGCATTAGGGGCGGTAGAAGAGCCTCAAATGGTGCCGACCAACCCCTCAATTTCGGTCCGGCGCGTCAAGGAGTTTGACCAATACGCGGAGGTCGGCCGGGTACCGGCCCGGGTACTGGTGGAAAAGGGCTGGCAGGTGCCTTGCCGGCGGTGCGGTGAGCTGGTGAGCGAAGACGACCGGCGTGTTGGCGCGGAGATCGAGGACGAAGCGCTTTGTGCCATGTGCGTGCCGGAAGTGTACGAGGTGATGGATGATGGTGTTGGCCGATTGGGTTGCTGTCGGGTTTATCGCCCTGGCCCTGGTCACGTTGGCCGGGTTGGCGGCGCGGAACGGTGGTTAAACGGGGACCCCGATTCTTGAGTCAAGGTGGTGTGATGGTGAAGGAACGGTTAAAGATTCTGCCTGCGGTGCTGCTCTTGCTTGGTCTCCTGGTCATCGGGCACAGCTATTTGTCCGGAGCCGATAGGCTGCAGAAGGAACTTGCTGACAGACAGGAGCTGTTGGACCTCAACCGGATGCTGTTGAACGAGATTGTTGAGCTGCGGCGGGAAAACGAGGAGTTGCGGGCGCGGTGGCAGGAGTGGTTGGAAATCTGGCGGGTGGAGACGTTCGAGTCCACAGCTTACACCGCGCAGTGCGGGAATGGCGACGGTTTCACAGCCAGCATGACTATTCCGGTGCCGGGGCGCACCGTGGCGGTGGACCCCGGAGTCATCCCCCTGGGCAGCTGGATCTACGTTCAAGGGCTGGGTTGGCGGATGGCCGAAGACACGGGAGCGGCCATCCGGGGCAGGTCTATTGATCTTTATATGGGCGCCGGGTCAGCGGCCAGGAACGACGCTCTGCGCTGGGGACGCAAGCAGGTGCTGGTGGCTTATAAGACGGCCCCAGTGATGACGAGGTGACCGCCGGTGGCCAGAAGATCACCCCCCCCCCACCCACTGTACCTGCATTGCAGGAGTTGTATCGCCCGGGGGATGTAGTCGAAATCGACTGGGCGGCGGGGGGCATAAGAGAAGAAAATGAGCGCGATTACGGCAATGTTGGGGAGATCGTTAAGGTGCTCCCGCGGTTCCTGGAGGTTCGCCACCGACTGGGGTTCACGTTCTCGGTGTCGAGGAGTCACATCATCAGCGGGGTCCGGGTCCGCGTGGTCCAACGCGACGGCCCGGCCCTGCAAGAACAGAGAAAGGGGGATGATCAGATGAGAGCTGATGGGGACAGTGCGCCGGTGCCACCGGCGGTGACTGAGGCCGGAGACCTGGGATTGGCACCCCGCCAAACAGAAGCCGCGTTTGAAGTCCCAGCAGGCCAGGACTGGCGCGAGGTCCTGACGGCGGAGACATATCGCGAACTGAAAGCAGCCGGGTGGTCTGATTTGCGGATCATGAACGTGTGCGGCATTACAAAACGGCAGGACCTGTTTTACGCCTGGAAGCGCAAGCAGAAGCTCATCGGCGTAAGCCTCAGACCTGGCAAGACACCGGCCGGAGACTCCGGACCTGATTCCCGCCAGGAGAGGCTCGATCACACGCTGGCCACCTGCGGGTCCGGTTGCGGTTCGGGATGCAGATGTGCAGATCCGGGGCTGACCGACGACGAGGATATGCCGGAAGGGTACGGAGAGAAGCTGGTTTCCGTGGCGGATGTCATCAAGCTGATCGATGCCTTCGAGGCAGATAAAGAGTGCTGTCGCCGGATGCTGCAAAACGAAACGATCACCGACAGGGTCGCCGAGGTTTTGCTGAACTATTTGACCCAGAGCGAGTCGCGGATAGAAATACTCAAGAACGCTAAATTGGTGCTATAAGCCACACACGAAGGAGTGATTACCGATGCCGAGAGTGCGGATGGAAGGAACGGCGTTGCGGAGTTGGGACGATGTCAACTTAAACCTCAAGGAGATCGGGGAATGTGAGCTGGCCGTCGAGGCTATTGAGGCCGAGCTGACGGAGAAGATCCACGATCTGAAGCTGGATGCCGAGATGCGGGCCAAGCCGCACAAGGATCGGGTCAAAAAGCTTGAGGTGGAAATCAAGGAGTTCACCGAGGCGCATCGGGACGAACTGGGCAAGAAGAAAACCATGTTCCTCAACTTCGGCAAGCTAGGTTTCCGGAAGAGCACCAAGATACAACTGCCCCGGGCAGCCGCGAAACTGGCGGAGATTATCAAGAAGCTCAAGGCCCGCGGGATGACTGACTGCATTGTGCAGGCGCCGGAAAAGGTGGACAAGGAAGCACTGAAAAAATACCCCCCCGCCGAGATCTTAAAGGTGGGCGCGGGTGTCGATGTGGACGATGTGTTTTGGTACGAGTGGGATCGTGAAAGGTTGCGCGATCAGGGCTGAGGGGATGTTCCCCGTGACGGGAAGAGGAGCCGCGAAAGGGGGTTGTCGGTGAACGGTGACGCCAAAGGGGTCTGAGACGGGTTACGCGGAGGACGAAAAGGCACTAGTCAACTATCTCAAGGAAGCGCTCAAGAAGCGCGGGGTGCTCCGCTTCCCACGCGATTGGTACCTGCGGCAACTGGCAACGGCCAGGGTGATGCTGGCCGGCCGAAATGCTCCGAGCTTGGATGAGTGGCGTAAATGCATTGACTGGGCGTTTACGGAGCCGTACTGGAAAAACCGGATTGATCACTTGGCAAGAATCGAAGGACTGTGGCCGAGGTATGTTCTGCAAGCCCGACCTGGCACGGGCGGCGATTCCAGGGACCGGAAGAAAGAACGGGAGATGATCAAGAAGCTGTATCTTCGTTGATTGGCGGGTGACACCGATGAGGAAAAGGCGGGTAACGGTTTTTCTCACCGGACACTTTGTGGAGCGCTACCAGGAGAGGATCGGGAATGCATCTCCCGCGGCGCAGCGGGCCTGGATCGCAAATACGATCCGAAAGCGAAGCCTGAAAAGGCTTGAGGACGGCAAATACCACGTGAGGCTCCGGGGGAGCTCCCGGGCCGTGGTGCTGGCTCGGGAATACGACGGAATGTTTGTAGCGGTAACCGTCAGGTGATGCGAGGTGGCACAGGTGGATCAGGCAAGTTTGATGCCCCAGATGTCTCCGGAAGAGCGCCGGGTGGCCGAAATCATCGCCAAGTGCCGGGGCCGGGGCAAAGCTGTCCAGGCCCGGCACGTCGGTTACAAGGTTGGCCTCCCCGAGCGCAAAGTCCGGGAGATCATCAAAAAGCTGGTCGAGCAGCACCATTTGCCCATCGGCAGCACCAGCGCAGTAGACGGCGGGTACTACATGATCACAGACCTCAAGGAACTGCGCCAGGTGCGTGCCTCTCTAGTCCGCCGGGCGGTGTCGATCTTGGGGCGGGCTAAAGCGTATGACCGGGCCGGGTGGGTGGCGGAGATGGCCGGCCAGTTGGCGATGAAGCTGGAAGCGGATCGGGAGCCTGAGCAAAGCTCGTTGTGGGAGGAGGTCAAAGCAGATGGGTGAACCGATCACGCCGGAGCAGCGCAAGAAGATCTTCGCGGTGACGCGGGAACTGGGAATTGACGACGATCTGCGGCGGGCTATCATCCAAAACGTGGCCGGCAAGGAGAGCATGTCAAAGCTCACAAAGGCGGAGGCGATCCGGGTGATCGATGAACTTGAGCGCCGGATCGGCCGCACGCGATCCGGACGGGCCAGCAGGAAACAGATCTGGAAGATCAACGATCTGGCCCGGGCGCTGGGCTGGGCGGATAACCCCAAGCGGGTCCAAGGTTTTGTGAAGAAGTACGCCGGCGTGGAACGGCTGGAGTGGCTGACGACCGCCCAGGCATGGCGGGTAATCGAGGGACTCAAGAAGCTCTTGGAGCGCCAGGAGCAAGGCGCTGCCGAAGAAGCCTAAAGGAGGAGCGGGAGGCGATGCGGGAGCTGCAGGAGCGGGATAACATTGAGATTGAGACGGAAGATCTGCCGGAGCCGTATCACCGGATGGCGGAGCTAATCGGGCTTGAAGCGACCCTGATACTGGCATCCGAGTTCGGCGGGCGGCAGCTTTACTTCCCGCAACCGGCACGCATAGTCCAAGAAGCCCGTGACCGGCGGATCAGGGCGGAGTTCAATGGATACAACATTGATGATTTGTCCCGGAAATTCGAGATGTCGGAACGCAGTATCCGAAGAGTTATTGAGAATTCGCCATTATCAATCAGCCTTAAAGGACTTTAGCTCGGACACGTTTCAGTAAAACGTGTCAACAAAACGTGTCAACAACTTGTGATCATTCGGCAAAATCGAAGGAATTGCCGATACAATTAACCAAAGAAAGATGCAACAGAAAGCAACATTGGTCGAAGCCCTTAGCTAAAATGGGCTTTTGTGAGGAGCTTCGCCCCGGCCGACGGGTTGCCGCGCGCCGGAAGGAAGGGCGGCGGAGCAGCATCCTGTGGCTGGTGGGGACCGGGATGCAAACCATCTAACACCATACCATCTATCTATTCGGGAGGTAGCTCAATGGATCTCTCCTGGGTGGTGCAAACGGCCACACTGCTGGCGATTAGCACGATAGCCTATTTCTTGCGAGATCTGAAAAAGCGGATCGACGAGGAAATCAAGGAAAACAAGGAAGCAATCGCCCAGGTGAGCCGGGACTGCCAGGATGAGGCCCGGCGGCTGGAGAGGGGCCTGAATGAACTGAAGGCCGATCTGCCGTTTATTTACACCGCCAAGGACGACTTCATCCGCTTTACCGGCATCCTTGAAAAGAAACTAGACAAGATTCAGTCGTGGATCGAAAGGAAGGGTGCGTAATGGAGAGCCCGGAGCGGACGATGGAAATAAGGAAAAACAAGGCAATCAGGGGATATATCCTGCGGAGCCTCTTGAAGTCGCAGAACTTAACGCTTTTTTGCCGCCAGATCGCCTCTTCCCTTTTCGGGGACGGCCTGGTTGTCTCATACGATATCGGCAACTACATCAACTACTTGGAGCAAAAGGGCTATATCGAGTTCACGGATGACAAGATCAAGTCCTATAACGTGCTCAAGGATGACATTGCCGTACGATTGACGCCCACGGGGATCGACCTGCTGGAGGGTTCCCGGGAAGATCCCGGGGTTGACGTGTAATGGGCAAGGAACGCGAGAGACATCGAATCAAGAGCCGGGTGGACGAACTCCCGGAAGATGTACGTGCGCGGCTGGATGAGATGCTGGCCAACGTGAACTATACCTACGAGCAGATCGCGGCCGAAATTACATCACGGGGGCATGGAGCCTTTCGGATCTCAAAATCCAGCGTTGGACGGTATGCGCTGAACAAGAACGCGGCCGCCCGGCGGCTGAAGGAAGCATACGAGAAGACTCGGCTCCTGGTCCAGACTGTTAAGGAGAACCAGAACATCGAGGCCTCGGACGCCGCAGAGACGATCTTGATCAATGCCCTGACCGAGCGACTGGCGACAGCCGAAGATGAGTGGGACCGGATGCCCCTGGACAAGGTGGGGCGGCTCCTGGTCTACCTGCAGAGGAGTATCGTCCACAAGGAGAAGTTCCGGGCGGAGCAGGGCCGGCTGATCAAACAAGCCGTCCAGGAGGTCAAGGATGAGCTGGCCAAGGAGCTGAAGCGCAACCCTGATCTGCATGAGAAGATCTGCCGCCTGCTGGATGAAAAGATCGTCTCCCGCTTGGAGGATAGGGATGGCTGAGTGGTATGTCTTGCATACCAAAACGGCGCGGGAGGTTGCGGTCGGCCGCAGGGTCCGGGACGCGGGGATGCACGCCCTGGTCCCCCGCCGGCAGATGATGGAGCGGCGGCGCGGCGTGACAAGGCAGGTCATCAGGTGTCTTTTCCCGGGCTATGTGTTCGTAAGCACAGCCTTGGAGCCGGACGACTACTACACACTCACCGGAATTGGCGGCGTAATCCGCGTGTTGGGCGCCGGCAAACCGCAGCCGGTGCAGCCGGCGGAGATGAATCGGGTACTCGGCCTGGTGCGGGACGATGAACTGATCGGTGTATCGACTGCCTTGCTTGAGCGGGATGGGGTCCGGATAGTGTCGGGACCGTTGCGGGGCTTAGAAGGCCAAATCATTAAGTTGGATCGGCGGAAGGGCCGGGCGAAGGTCAATATCCCACTGTTTGGCGAGCCCAAGATTATTGAGTTGAGCGTAAACGTGTTGCAAAAGTCCGAGTAAGGACCGCGCCTGTTTCGGCGGTGCAGTTCGAGCGAGGATATTAAAGGGACTGACTTTGGCCGCGATGAGGGCCAAATGGCGTAGCGCGGCCAAAATCAGCCCCTTTTGTGTGGCAAGGTGTGAGCTTATGGGTGAGAACCTGAAAAAAATAGAAGATCGCTTCAGCGCCCCCAGGCAGTTCAGTTTTAAGGACGGTCTGGCGGTCTCCTTTGTGCTGGTTTATCTGCCTATGATCATCGCCAGTTATTTTGGATACGGCGAAGAATGGGCGGTGGACCAGTTGGGGCGGATGATCCAGATTATTCTGGGTGGCTACTTCGTGCATGAGGTGGCCCGGATGGGCACGGATGCGTATCAATCGAGGAGGGATTATCGTGCAGATCACAGAGACGAGCATCAGATTTAATGGCGCTCTGCCCCCGCGGGCAAGCACGCGGCGCATCGTGGTACACCACACCGCATCCGGGGACGTTTCGGCGGCTACCGTGCATCGGTGGCACCTGAACAATAAGTGGGCCGGGATTGGATACCACTACCTGGTCCGCCGCAGTGGCGTTATCGAGCGGGGCCGGCCCGAGCATATGCAGGGAGCCCACGCGCCGGTTGCAAACGCTGACGGAATCGGTATCGCCCTGGCCGGTGATTTTACAAGTGCGCGACCGGCGCCGGAGCAGATGCAGTCGCTGGCTTGGCTCATCGGGGACATCCGGAGGCGATATGGCAACATCCCGGTGATCGGGCATAAAGACGTGGATGTCACGGCTTGCCCGGGGTCGATGTTCCCCTGGGCAGAATTGGAAGGGTTGCTGGAGACAGGCAGTGCCGGCGTCACGGTACTCTTTAATGGTCGGCGGACGAAGATCCCGGCGCGGATCGTGGACGGGCGGACCCAGATGCAGCTGGATAGCCAGTGGGTGCAGCTGCGGAGCGTAATTGAGATGATTCCGCAGGCAACCATCGACTGGGACGCGACCACGCAGACGGTGGATGTAATTGTTCCCGCAAAGGGGGTGTAGGCTATGCAAAGACCCTTTTTTGACCGGCTGAAGTCCCGGAAGTTCCTTGCAGCCCTGGCGAACTTCGGATTTGTGGGGCTAAACGAAATCCTGGGAGCCCCGGTCGACCGGGAGGCGTACTTCGCCATCACCGGCGGGGTCATCGCCTTCATAGTCGGCGAGAGTTATGTGGACGGCAAGGCGGTAGGGAGATAAGGGGCGTGGCGGCATGAGCATCCTTGAGGACCTGGTCCAAGGCCGCAGCGGCGACTCGAACAGAAAACGCCGCGGGCAGCGGGACCTGGACTACTTCGGCAAAGCTTATTTCCCCCACTACTTCTCTCGCCCGTCGCCGGAATTTCACCGGGAGCTGGATCAGATCTGGCTCGAAGGCGTCATCGACACGGAAACGGGTACCCGGCGAGCCGTCGGCGCCCCGCGCGGGCACGCCAAGAGCACCACGCTCACGTTCAAGAATACGCTGCACGCCATCCTCTATGGCTACAAGCACTATATCCTCATTATCTCGGACAGCAGCGAACAGGCCGAGGGCTTCCTGGCCAGCATACGCGAAGAGCTGGAAGAAAACGAGCGCGTTATCGAGGACTTTGGGCGACTTGAAGGCAAGGTCTGGAAGGGTAACGTGCTGTTGACCAGTACCGGCATCAAGATCGAGGCCCTGGGCGCCGGCAAGAAGGTCCGCGGCCGGAAGCACAAGAACTGGCGGCCGGACTTGATCATCCTGGACGACATTGAAAACGACGAGAACGTCCGGACGCCGGAGCAGCGCAAGAAGCTGGAGAACTGGTTCTACAAGGCCGTGTCCAAAGCGGGCGACGACTACACGGACATCATCTACATCGGCACCCTCCTGCACTACGACAGCCTGCTGGCCAAAGTGCTCAAGAACCCGGCCTACCGGACCAGGAAATACCAGGCGGTACTGAGCTTCGCCAAGAACCAGGGGCTGTGGGATCAGTGGGAGGAGATCTACACCGACCTGTTTGACGAAGACCGTGAGGAGAATGCGCGACGGTTTTTTGAAGAGCATCGTGAAGCCATGTTGGAAGGCGCCAGAGTGCTCTGGGAAGAGAAAAACAGTTATTACGACCTGATGGCGACCCGGGTGTCCGAGGGCGAGGCCAGCTTCAACTCGGAGCTGCAGAATGAACCGATCAACCCCGAAGACTGCCTCTTTGACGATGGGTGGTTTGACTACTTCAACCCCGTGGGGATGCAGTTCGGCAAGGGCTTTCTCTTCTTCGGCTTTGTAGACCCGTCTCTGGGCAAGAGCAAAAAATCGGACTTTTCCGCGGTCATTACCGTCGCCTTGGACACGCAAACGGGCTACATGTACGTCTTGGACGCCGATATTGAGCGGCGGCACCCGGACCGGATCATTGCCGACATATTAGAGAAAGAGCGCTGGCTGCGCCGGGATTACGGCCGGGGTTATGCTAAGTTCGGCTCCGAGTCGAACCAGTTTCAGTGGTTCTTGAAGGAAGAGTTGGCCAAGGCCAGCGCCCGTGAGAAGCTGTACCTGCCCATCGAAGAAGTCTATCAGTCCAGGGACAAGGTTCTGCGCATCCAGACTCTGCAGCCGGATATCAAGAACAAGTACATCAAGTTCAACCCCAGGCATCGCCGGCTGCTGGAACAGCTCAAGTATTTCCCCATGGCCGATTACGACGACGGGCCGGACGCCCTGGAGGGCTGCCGGAGCCTGTGCAAGAACGCATCCACCCTGGATTCGGGGCTGATGGGGATCTTCCGCCGGGCCAGGATCTACGGGTAAATCTGCGGGTAAAGCGGTGGTGATAATGTGCGCGGAAGTTGGATACGACGGGTCAAGCGGGCTATCGGCGAAATGAGCCGGCTGCGCGGGTACCTGCCCTTCGGGGTGACCACCGGCGGCTATGCGGTCTACCAGCTGGACTCCAGCCGGGTGGACTACGAGCTGGCCCGGGAGCTTTACGAAAACAGCCGGGATGAGTATAAACTGGGGGCCGGGTTCGCGCGCGGCATCATCAACACGCTGGTGGCGTTCATGGGCGTGCCCCGCTTCCTCTCGGTGGACGACGACGCCCAGAAGATGCTGGATGGATTCTTCGGCGCCAACCGGTCACGGGTGCAGAGAACCCACCGTAATGCGCTGCGTGACGGAGACTGCTTTGTCTGGATTACGCGGGAAGAAACCGATAAAGAGCTTTACCCGGAGCTGAAGACCCGGTTGGTGTGCCACATCATCCCGCCGGAACAGGTCAGCGAGATCAAACGGAACCCGGTCACCGGCGATGTTTACGAATATGTGCTAAAGTCCCGGCACAAATGGACGGACGAGCACGGCAGCAAGAGACAGGCGACCGTCACTCAGCGGATTACCCGCGAGGCCAGGACCATTGAGATCGACGGTGACCAGGTCCCCGGAGTGCGATCGGGAACGGAAGAAAACATTTGGGGCTTCATCCCCATCGTCCATTTCCGGAACGAGGGCGACGAAACAACAGTGTTCGGCCGGTCGGAGCTGGAGCCCGTCGAACCTTTTCTGAAGCTGTATCATGATGTGATGCTGCACGCCGCCCAAGGCTCCAAGATGCACTCCACTCCTCGACTGAAACTGAAGTTGAAAGACGTAGCCGCGTTCCTGCGAAACAATTTCAACATCACCGAGCCGGCGGAGTTCGCGAAAAAGGGCGGCACCATCAATCTGTCCGGCCATGAACTGCTCATCTTCTCGTCCGAAGAAGATGCGGGCTTCCTGGAAGCGCAAAGCGCCACTGGGGATACCATCGCCCTGCTGAAGCTGATTTTTTACTGCATCGTGGATACCAGCGAGACACCGGAATTCGTTTTTGGTGTGCATACCCCCAGCTCTATGTCATCCGTCAAAGAGCAAATGCCGGTCGTGGTGCGCAAGGTAACCCGCAAGCGCGATCAGTTTGCGGACCCTTGGCAGCTCGTGGCCCGGATCGTATTGGCGATGACGGCCAAGTCCGAGGGCAAAGCCTATTCAACCTATGCCACAGAACTGGACTGGAACGAAGTGGACCCGCGCGACGAAAAAGAGGTGGCCGAGATCCTGGAGAAGGTCGCCAGCGCCTTGGACCGCGCTGTGCAGGGCGGGTTCCTCTCCGATGACGCGGCCGCCGAATTCCTCAGTCGGTACGTGGACACCATGCGCAGTTATGAGTCCGAAGCGGATGATGAACCGGGAGAAAGAGAACGGATCATCAGGAACCGAATCGAAAGAGCCCGGTTGGAGGACGCAGAAGGTCTACTGGATGAAAAAACGATGATCGACAAGCTTGGCGGTAAGCAATGAGCCCGCGGGAGATCGACCAGATCGCGGCCGCCACCCGAAACGAGGAGTACAAGCGGCGTTTCCTGCAGGCCCGGCGGGAGTTTATCGAGCTGCGCCTGAAACAGGATCTGGAGATCAGGCAGGTCTACGCACGGTCCGCTGACCGCGTCGCCGACGAGATACGGAAACTGGTCCTTAAAGCCCCTTCAAGCTACATCAGGAAACAACAGCTCGAAGAGCTGGAGAAGATGCTGCGGCTGGAGGCCGGCCAGCTGACGGACGATTTGACTGCGGCGTTGCGCCGGCAGATCCACGGCGCGGTCGAAGCCGGGACGACCTACTCCAAAGGAGTGACGACCACTCTCTTCCAAGATGCGGGCAGCACCCTGGTGACCGCAAGCGGCATTAACAGCATGTTCGCCCGTGTCAACGCCCGGGCGGTGGAAGCCGCGTGGCAGCGTACCCTCAAGGGACTAAAGGTGTCGGATCGAATCTGGCGCGCCGGGGAGAACTATGGCACCCAACTAACCAGGCTTGTGCAGGAATCGGTGGCCATCGGCCAGGACGCCGTGAAGACCGCCCGGATGTTGGAGCGATACGTCAAAGCCGGCGCCGGGACGCTCCTGCGGGATTATCCCGAGGCGTGGGAGCGCCTCAAGGGCCGGGTGCCGAAGGATATTAGCTATGAGGCGCTGCGCCTGGCGCGCACCGAGGCCACGGCGGCTTTCGGTCAGGCCAGTATCGCCGCCGCACGGCTCACTCCCTCCTACGTCGGGATCAAGTATTGTCTTTCGGCACAGCATCGGATCTATGACATCTGCGACGTACTGGCGGCCGCCGATGAGGACGGCCTGGGGCCGGGAGTGTACGCTCCGGGCAACGAGCCGGTTTACCCGGCGCACCCGAACACCATGAGCTTTCTGGTGCCGGTGCACGCGCAGCCGGATGAAATGGTCGAAAAGATCAAGGAATGGGCACAGCACCCGGCTGCCCAGCCCGAACTGGAGCGTTGGCATAATGATGTCTACAAAGGGTTTAGCGCCGGGCCGCCGGGTGGTATAATCAGAGAAAGGCCATGGGCCGAAAAGCCGCTGCCGGGGCTGGAACGGGCCTATATTGCCCCGCCGAAGCTGTTGAAGTATTCCCTGGATAAGAACCATCCCGACGGCAAACATAAGGCGATGGTTTTCGAAAAAGTCCTTGGTTATAACCTGAACACAGCGGGGCGCTTGGAGAGGGACATCCTGGGCAACCTCCCCTATTACGACGCAGTCTACAAGGGTAAAGGTAAACATGGCGACAAATACGAGGTAATCATGGAATTGACGGGGCCAAGCGGTAAAACGGCTAAAGTGGTTACGGCGTGGATCTTTCGGGAAAATAAGGACTTTCCCCATCTGGTAACCACTTACGTTCCCAAGAAGGTGAAGAAATGAAGTTCGAGGAACTTGATGTGGTACGATTGACCAGGGATTTTCCGGAGCACGGACTGAAAAGCGGTGACACCGGAACGGTGGTAATGGCGTTTCGGCATCCGGATGAAGCCTACACAGTGGAATTCAGCAACCAGGAAGGAGAAACCCTGGTCCTGGAGGAGTTCGGTCCCGACGATTTAGAGCTGGTTCACAGCATAGGCTCCGCCGGTAAGCCATAAAGCACCCATGATTTGGCAGCAGGGCCTATACGGCCCTGCAAGCCTCGTAGCCGGGCACACCCCTACCCACCCACGTACCCAAATCTAGTAACGCAAAATAACGCCCATGTAACGCGGTATTAACGCTATGTTAACGCCGGGGGCTGACCCCGTTAACGTCGGAGCGGTGTTGAACGGTGTTAGGACGTTTTTCATTATGCCCCGAAGGGAGGTGTGATTTGTTGCTTGTGGGAGAAATGACATGGCTGCCGGCCGCTGTTTCGGGCGAAATGCGGCCCGAGGATGTGCCGGCGGCGCCGGGCGTGGATCTGTCGGCGCTTAAAGCGGGCGACCAGGACCCCCTGGAGGTCGTGGTCGAGATTGCCCCGGGCAAGAGCAAGCGAGGTTGGAACTACAAGATGCCGGCGCTGGAAGCCATCGTCCGGCGGGTCCAGGAGCGGACGCTGAACGGGTTTTTAGGGCACCAGAAGGCCGACGATGTGCCCACCCAGTTCCCGGCTGTTGTGACCCATTGGGTCGGAGCCAAGATGCAGAACGGCAAAGCGTATTTTCGGGGCGTGGTTGACCAGGCGGCGGTGGATCTCAAACGCTGGATACGCACCGGACGGGTTAAGCAGGTGTCCATCTTCGGCTATCCCAAGCTGCGGACGGCGGGCGGAGAGGCCGAGGTTATTGACTATGAGGCGCTTTCAATTGACTGGACGCCTCTGGACCGGGCGGGGATGCAAACCAGAATAGTGGCCACTGGTGAGATTGAAGGAGGCAAAACGATGGGTTGGAAAGAGTTGGTGCAGCAACTGAAGGGCTTGCTGCAGAGCGGTGATGTGACCCTGGCCCAGGTGGCCGGGGAGATGGGCTGGACGCCGGAGCAGGTGGCCGGGGCGATTGACGGCAAGTGGGTGGAGCGCAAGGCCGGCGCGGAGAAAGCGCTGCAGGCCGTGGCCGAAGCCCTGGGCGTGACCGGCGAGATGGGCGTCGTACAGGCGGCCAAGGAGGCTAAGGCGGCTATGGACAAAGACCGGGAGCGCAGTCACCAGGAGTTGGTCGATGGTGTGCTTAAGGAAAAAGTCGCCGGCGAGATGGCTCAGGCGTTGATCCGGAAGATGCTGCAGCCGGCGGGCAAGACCAAGGAACAGATCGTTGGCGAGATCGACGCGCTGCTGGCCGAAGCGTCGGTAAAGGAGGCCCTGAGCCGACTGCACACCGACACGCCGGCAATGGTCGCCGGCGCCGTGCGCGCCGCCGGCGACAAAGGCGGTTCCACCAACGTGCGCGTAAAGCGGGCCGCCATTTAACGAAAGGACGTGAATGCAGATGTACCAGGGTCAACCGGTACCGACCACAGTGCACCAGAGCACCGACCCCAAGGTATCGAACGGTAGAGCGGTGCAAGTGACCGTGCCGCAAAACACCACTATTTCTGCAGGTAAGTTCTACCTGCTCGGCGGGTTTCTGGGCGCGGCGATGCGCAGCGTTACCACCGGCGCGGGAGAAACGGCCGAGCTGGTGCTGAACATCGAACAGGCGGAGTACGAGACGGACCAGATCCTGGCCACCGATGCCATGGCGGGCGGCGCGGACATCTACTGGGACGCCGCCAACAACCGCTTTACCCAGGCGGCGGCCGGCAATCGTTACGCGGGCCGGGTGACGTTGGCCAAAGACGCCAACAATGTAATCCGGTTCAAGCTTGCGGATCAGCTGCTCGGCGCGCTCCGGCAGGCTGCGGCGCAGGCCAACAGCACGGCGGGGGATGTGGCGGGCATTGTTGGTGATTTCAATGCGCTGCTGGCCAAGCTCCGGACAGCCGGCATCATTGCATCGTAAGGAGGCTGAGTAGTCGATGGTTCAAGTAATCAGTATCGAGACACTGCGTGAAAAACGCAGGACGGGCACTATCGAGGTGCCGGTGTCTTTCCTTGTGGACGGCAAGGAATACCAGGTCACCAAGCGGATCGTCAACGGTGAGATGGAGACGTTCGAGCTGGCGAGGCCCATTGGCGAATTGCTGACCTTGGGCTCCATTGAGAGCATTAAGGATCTGGTGGGCAAAGCCGTGCTGGATGTGGAGCTGGGCCGCGAAAAGGTGCCGGTCCTGTATCGTCCGATCTACGACATAATCGAGGACAAGAACCTTCCGCCCGTCGTGGACGCCAAGTGGGCGCTCGGCGGGGCGTGTGTCTTCACCGAACATATGGAGGGCGAAGAAGTCAAATTCGGCAAGCTGTACGCCGATGAAGGGCCGTCCGCCAGGATTCTGCCTTACTCCGCCGGTTTTGAGTACACGAAGTTCATGAAAGACTTCAATCAGTCATTCTCGGTCGAGATGCTCAATAAATCCATCGGTGAGGCATACAACGCGCTGGTGAACCACATCCACCTCTACCCCATCTTCGCCTTCACCTATCCCGCCGCGAACAAGACGGCCTACGCCGGCGCGGCCGAAGATCCTGCCTGGGTCGGCGTTTGGAAGACGATCCAGGCGGCGAAGAAAGATGCGGCCAAGAAGAAGCGCAAGGGCACGGTGCTCCTGGCCAACTCGGCCAACGAGGCCGACATCCAGATGGCCCTGGAGGGCGGACACCAGATCGCGGGCACGAAGTATCCGGCCATCAGCGGCATCAGCGCCGCGGTCTACTACGACGGCTGGGAAGTAACCGTCGGCAAGAAGGCGCACACCTATCCGGGGGTACCGGAAAACAAGGCGTATCTGATCAGGCCCGAGAGAGGCTTCAAGGCGTTGCTCAAGCAGGATCTCCGGCTTGAGGCCGCCCGGGGCGACCTGGCCCGGCTGGTGGAAGCCCAGATCGTGGGCTACGCCTACCGGGGCGTGTTCGCCGCGGTCGGCGAGAACGTGCAGGAACTGTCCCTGCAGTAACCGTTTTTCTCACAACACATCAGAATCATTAAGTTCGAGTAGGGGGTGGGGTCTTCCTCCCACTCCCTCCTCTCCCCCGGCGCCGGGAAGGGGACGGTCGCAACTACCCTCCCCAAGCGTCGAGCGTCGGCGACGCCATGGGGGCCGGCGCCGGGGAAGGGGCCTGAAGGGGGCTGGATAGAAATGGACGTAACACCGTTGCGCAAGCTGATCAACGAGGTCATCCCGCCCGGCGGCGTTGAAGAGGACACCCACTTCACCGACGCCGAATTGGAGTCCTTGTTGAATGACAAGCAGAACCTCTACCTGGCGGCGTCACTGGCCTGGACGATCAAGGCCGGACTCTATCAGGGACAGATTGAGAGCTACAAGGTCGGCAATGAATCCTACGACGTGACCAAGCTCAAGGACCAGGTCGAACACGCACTCAAGATGTCGGAAAGATACGCCGAAATGGCCCGGGCGGCGGGAGTTTCAGGCGGGGTTATCATCAGCGTGAGGCCGCCGGAGGTGCTGTGATGGATCCGGTAGCGGCCCGGAAGAAGCACATCAGGTGGTCCATCGCGCAAAACCCGACTGTGATCGTCATAAAACGGACCGAAAAGGTCCGGTCCGGCGGCGGGTTCGTGGAGTGGGTCTCCACTATCGGCCCCCTGATGGTGCGCGTGTTCATGCAAGGCGGTCCTGCCGGCCAGCAAGATGTCTCCAGCGTGGCCGGAAAGAAAGAAACGGATACGGTTTACGGCCTATTGGCGGACCACACGGCCGATCTCAAGGCCGGCCCCGCCGTCACGGACAAATTCGAGGCCCCGGGGCTAGGCACGTTCCTCGTCCGGGCCGTCTACCCGCAGGTCGTGGACGGCGTTGTGGTCGGCTACCAGGCCGACCTGGAAAGGGTGAGTTGATGAAGATTCCGGAGACTCTCAAGGTGGGGCCGTTCCCCTACCGGGTAGAGCGTCTGGCTCTTGTTAACAAGGAGCGCAGGGATCGCGTTGGTGAAGCCGATAATGCCAACCTGGTGATCAGAATTGTCGGGCTCTACACGGTCCTCAAGGAGAACAATCTGCTGCGGGACGGGTGATGCCGATGGTCTTCGGAGACGGAGCGCTGAAGCACATTGAGCGACAAAAAGCGGCCACGGCGATGCTGGTGCAAACCTGGGCCGGGACCTTGGAGTCCCACGCCAAGCGGCACGCCAAATGGCGGGACCGAACCGGTCACGCCCGGCAGGCTCTGCACGCCGGTGTTGAGCAGCCGGACGACAACAAAGTGGTCCTCTTCCTCAGCCACGGCGTAGAGTACGGTATCTGGCTGGAAATCGCTCACGGCGGCAAGAACGCGATTATTCTACCCACGCTGGACGTCCACCTGGGCGAGATCAAAAAAACGCTCAATGATCTATGGAGTTAACTGTACCGGGAGGGTTCGGCCTTGAGGAATGCGCTGCGCGAAAAGCTGATCAGCCAAATTCCGGCCCTGGACGGCCGGGCGTTTGAACCCCACGCCGCCGACAAGGATACTGAAAAGCCGTATCTGGTGATCCGCCAGGGCGTGGACGCCGAGGAGTCGCCCTGGTCCGGCTGGCGCCGGGTGTTTGAGATATACCCCTATGTTTTGCGGACCAGCCTTACGGGACTGGATGTCCTGGTCAATTCCGTAGTGGCGGCGCTGGACAAGCAGCTCATCGGCGACCCGGAAACCGGCCAGGTGTTTACGTGCAATTACTTAGGCCCCACGTCCCCCGACTTCGTGGACGACGACTGGGACGCGCTGACCAGGCCGCTGCGCTTTGCGGTGCTGGCATTGCAGCCTGTGGATGTTCCGGAGACTGTGCAGGATGATCCCTGGCTGCAGGCGCTGTCGCGGTGGATTCAAGGCTTTATGCCGGGATGGAATGTCTACCTGAACGGTTGGCCCCTGGGTTACATCAGACCAGCGGTGCTAATCCGGGTGACGGATATCCAGGCCGAAGATAAGAGCCGTGCTGCCTACGAGCTGCGGAAGCACGTGGCCATCCATTTGGTGGGGCTCACGCCGAACGGTCAACTGCAGGCGGTGTTGCGGATCAGTCAGGATTTAACGGGGGCGGTCAAGATCCCGATTGACGCCGAGGCCAAGGACTATATGACGGCAGTGACGCCCAGGGCGGATCTGCAGGCCGATGCCTGGCGCAAAGGCCAGGTGTCTTTGGTGCTGACGAAGATGGTCGCCAGGCCGCAGCCGGAAGTGAGCCTGATCCAGAAGGTTGTCGGCACCGGAGAAATCAAGTAAGACAGGGGGGAAGCAAGTTGACTGAAGGGGCAACCAACGGCGAAGCTAAAACCAGGCCTGCGAAGTATCCCCGGGGAGAATTCATCAAAAACGCACAGGGACTTTTCGGGGTAAAACCGGAAGTGGTTGTCGGAGCGCTGCACGGTGATCCGGCCCCGGAGCTGACAAAGGCTGAGGTACAAAAAGCGGTCAACCGCTTCTTGAGAAGGAGGGCGAAATAATGGCGGGCGGTGTTTGGGACCCTGCGGACAAACCGGTGAGACCTGGCTTTTACATGCGGTTCATCGCGGCCGCACTGGCGGCGATCCAACCTGGGGCCAGGGGAATCGTGGCGATTCCCGTCAAGGCGAACTGGGGACCCGTGAAACAAGTGGTGGAGATCACCAGCGAAAAAGACTTGGTAGACATTCTCGGCACCGACACCGGGGGCGGCTTCACGGCCTACACATGCGTCCGCATGTGCCTCCTGGGACGGCCGAAAACGATCCTGGCCTACCGGCTGGCGGACGGCAGCGAAGCGAAAGCCGGCATAACCCTGAAAGACTCGGCGGCATTGGACGTATTGAGACTCACCACTAAGTACGAGACCACGCGGGACTTTAAGGTTGCGGTACAGGACAGCATCCAGGACGAGACCAAGCAGGACATCGTCCTCTACGAAGGTGCCAGGCGTCTTCACACCTACACGTTCGCTAAGGGCGCCGCCGTGGTGGACAACGCGGTGGCGGCTGTCAGCGACGGCGCGAATAACGTCTGGCTGGAAGCGCAGAAACTGGCGGCCGGCAGCGGCACAATCGCCAACGTGGCCACTCAGCCCCTCACCGGTGGCAATGCCGGGGTAGCGGTGATAAACAACGCCGACTACCTTGATGCCATGAACGCCTTTGAGGGAAGGCCGTTTAACGGATTCGCGCTGGACGGCACCACGGAGGCAAGCCTGCAGGCGTCCGTGCGGGCGTGGGTTGAACGACTGCGCGACGAGGGCAAGAAGGTTATTGCCTACCTGGGCGGCAGCGCGGTCGACGACCAGACGCCAGCGACCGCGAATACCCGGTCCGCCGGCTTCAATCACGAGGGTGTGGTTAACGTTGGTACCAGTGTGAAGTTGGCCGGCACCTGGTACCCGAGCGCCGTGGCGGCCTGTTACGTGGCGGGCCGCGGCACCGGTCAGCGGTTGGCCGAAAGCCTCACCTACGCGGCCACCCCTTTTGCGGATGTAGCGCCCCGTCTCACGCATAACCAAGTGGTCCAGGCGCTACAGTCCGGCACCCTTGTTTTTGTGCACGATGGTGAGAAAGTGATCATCGAGCAGGGCATTAACACCCTCTCCTCCCTCCGCGAGGGGCAAGGCCGCGCTTGGCGGAAGATCAAGCCCATCCGGATTATGGACGCCATCGACATGGACACCGCCCAGGCGGCGCACGACAACTATATCGGTAAAGTGCTCAACAACGAAGACGGCCAGGCGGCTGTGCTGTCCGCAATCAAGAACTATTTTGAGACCCTCTCCCCCGCTTTGCTGGCGCCGGACTTCGTTGTCGAGACGGATAAGGCTCTTCAGGCTAACGCCGAATCGGATGAATTCTTCTGGCGTTACGAGGCTACGATCATCGACTCCATGGAGAAGATCTTCGGCACGGGCTACATCAAGTGATTCCGGTCCACAAACCAAAGGAGGTGCGACCTCAGATGCTTGAGGCGGAAAGGGCGATCCAAGGGCATTATGGGAAACTGTTCAAGGACGGCAGGTGGCTGACCAATGTCAACCATCTGGAAGCCAAAGTGGCGATGGAAAAGGCTGAACTTAAGCTGTCCGGCAGTGCCTGGGTGCGGCACAAGAAAGGTCCTATGAAAGGCACCGGCACCATGAGTGGCTTCAAGGTGACGTCAGAGATGATTGAACAAGGCTTTGGCCGCTTTGAGGTCATCTCCAAGCTCGAAGATCCGGAAGCATTCGGACACGAGCGGATCAGGCTGAAGAACTGTATGGCCGATGAGATCGTCCTGGCGAACTGGACCGCCGGTGAAGTCGTTGAAGAGGCCACGCCCTTCACGTTTGAGGGCTATGAGCTCCTGGACCCGATTGAGGCGCCGTAGAAAGGGGTTGTGATTGCGGTGAAAGATATGACGCAGGAAGAAATCATCAAGAAGTTGCTGGGCGCGGCCGATACCGTGCCGGAGCGCA